TCTATGGTCAAAGCCTTCGGAAACGCCATAGTGCCGGCTGTAGCGGAGCAGATTTTCAGAGCGATCAAGGATTCGGAATTGAGAGGGTAGAACTTATGAAGCAGACAGAGATGGGTGTGACGCTGATGAGAGCGTTGGTTGGGTCGATAGGGGTGCTGTGTATCGTGGGAGGTGGCGCCCTTTATATTTCTGGGGATTTGGCGGTGTGGAAATCGATAACTGCGTTCATCATGGCAATTCTGGGGTCACTGTGTATCGGATGGGCTATAGAGCTGGGGGATAGGAAGAAGGGGTACGTGTTCTTGGATCATCTGGCGTGCAAGAGTTGCTACTGGGGAGCGATGGGGGCACCAACGAGTTGCTTTGAGAAATGCGAAGGGTGTATCAGGGCCGGATTCCACCTGAACTGGACCCCAAAGCCAGAGAAGCTCGAAACCACGACATTTTCGACAGTTCCAAAAACCAAGCCCCCCAAAAGCCTAGAAGAGTTCTGCAAGACCTACGATATGGATCTCGAGGCGGAATCCCAGAGATGCGACTGTGCCGAGTGGCGACCACAGCACAGGAGAATGATGGTGGTTTTACAGAAGGCATTTGAAGCAGGGCATAGGGACCTCCCCGGGAATAAGCGATTCCAACGCTGCCCGTGGTGCGGCAAACGGCTGAAGCAGGGGTGCCCTCGGTGTGAAGCCAAGCTGGGCAATCTGCCCAAAGACACCACGATCTCAGTAGACCGCTACTACCCCTTCACAGAGGAGAACTGCCAGCAGGGATTGGATGCAATGATTTGCGGGGTAGAGGGCAGGGATATGAGGACCGCTCAACTACAGAGTGCCGTGGGGTACCTGAACACCCTGTTAGGTGTGAAGACCAAGGAATGCGCGATGCGTACAGAGCAGGTGTTGGGACAGGGGGGTAGTGTTGCACCCCCCTTGGACACCCCCCCTGTTGAAGAGGTACCCCCTGAGTCGGATTTCGACTTCTGGCAGACCGAGTATGGCAAGAGTGTTAGAGACCGCCTTACGAACAAGGGGTATGGGCCTGAGAAATCCTGTGATACCTGCATTGGTGACGACTACAACTTCTGCGCGAGATGTGACGAAACTTTGTCGATGTGGGACGATGGGGAGGTGGAGGCATGAACGAAATACAAGCCAGAGCACACTTCAACAAGGGCTACAGCCAAGGATTCTTCAACGGTCAGCGTGAAGGGAAACTGTGTGGCTGTGTCACGGGACTTCTGCTTGGCGCATTGCTGATGTGGATAATATTAGCCATGACGGGCTGTGAGTTCGAGCCTGACGATTTCAGCTATGTGGATTTGTTTGGTGAGGAGGAAACGGATATTGCACGCGCAGTCAAAGATGCTTTTTGAGTTTTACACGAAATACGAACGCAGGTACGGGAGGCCAGAGGAATGAGAATCATCTACCAACCCAAAGGCAAGGCACAGGAATATGCAGAATCTGCATTAGACGCAGGAGACGGGTACGCCGCGAACATCTACAGTGGTTGCACGAACGGCTGTGCATACTGCTATGTCCCAAGCTATCACCCGTGGAAAGGCAAGGAGAATCCCAGAGAAGAGTTCCACAAACAGTCAGTCCCGCGTAAGGATGTCCTGAAGCTCCTTGAGAAGGACTTAATCGAGATGGACAAGAACGGGCTGCACAACAATCCACTCCACCTGTGCTTCACCTGTGACCCGTATCCAGAAGAGGGTAGTGAGATCACCAGAGAGTGCCTGCTGTTGATGGAGAAGTACAGGATGCGGAATGTCCAGATCCTGACGAAAGGTGGGCTCAGGGCATCACGGGACTTCGATCTGCTGAGGAAGAATGGCTGGAAATTCGGCAGTACAGTGGTTGGCGTCAAAGAGGATTACTACACCAAATGGGAGAATCATGGACTCGGACAGGCAGGCTGGGAGCCAAACGCAACCCTGTTTTTCGAGAGAGAACTGGCAATTGAGTCAGCACACAACATGGGAATCTTCACTTGGGTAAGCATAGAACCAGTTATTGACACAGTTGAAGCCTTGGAAGTAATCTATAGGCTGAAAGGTTCAGTGGACCTGTGGAAGATCGGAAAACTGAATCACGGCAAGCAGATCAGTCCAGAATGCGCGGCGATAGAGAAGCAGACTGATTGGCGCGACTTTGTGAGTAGGGCAAAAGAGTTATTGGAAAACGACGAGGTGGTCTGGAAAAAGAGCCTCAGAAAGTACATGGAATGAATCATGACAACGCTCTTGAAGAAATACCCGACATGGTGAAAGAATATTGGGACCGCCGGCGACCTGGATGGAGGAAGCCGTTTGAGAATCCTCCGTGTTTCGCAAGCAACATCGTCAGAGTAGTTGACAAGACAGATACGGTGAGCCGCTTGCTCTACCTCGACTGCGGCCACGAAAAGACAGTCAACATGATGGTGGTAAAGCGGAATGCCAAGAGTTTCTACGAAGAAGGCGCACAGGTAATCTGTGACGTTTGCAGGAACGCATACAATCCGAGAATCGAAAGGCTGACACACGTAGAATGTGCTCCAGCAACATAACCTTGATTTCCACGGTGAGGTCAGTTATAATGCCCACCGTACTGAAGAAGTAGATAGTAACACCGTAGCAAGGAGAAAGACCATGGGATACGGAAAGAAGAGTGGAAAAGGAATGCAGGGTGGAGGCAAGTCCAGCCCGAGTGGCGAGAGCTACCCAGCAGGCGACCTCAGCGCGAAACCCGCGTAAGGAATTGATGCCATGACAGCAGAATACGCGGTACTAGATTGGAGCCATCCAAGGATTCAGCTAGTGCCGCGTTTTTCTGTCCACGAGAATCTTGCCGAATTACTCCCCGCCCTCTACCACCAACTCACACAAGCCAGCCGCGACCCGAACCGCAAAGTGGTCGGAGCCGTAATCGCTACTGGTGAGAAAGAGACCATCGCTTTTGATTTTGAACGTATTGGCAAGAACACTTGGGGATGGGCAGTTGGATTTCCCCAAGGACTAACAGCGGGAGTGAACTGATGGGCATACTGAGCAATTCAATTACGAACACATTAGCCAAATGGATGTCCAGAGAGAAACCGAAACACACAGAGCCACAAGAGCAGAAGCCCGTCGAAGAGAAGCGCACCTACAAGCGCAGAGTCAAGAGGCGTCCCAAATTCACACTCGACGGCAACAAAGCCACACTTTCCATGAGCAAGACGCAGTACTTGATCACACCTAAAGGCTGGCGCAGGCTCACCCACAAGACCAGTAAGAAGCGTATCAAGATTCAGGAGCGTAGGGCGGCATGAGAAAATTCGGCCAGCATCCCAGCGTATCAGAGTTCATAGTCGAGCTTATCGCATGGAAACTTGAGAAAAACAGAGGGCTGGACACGATTCCGATTACCGAGTGGATGGCTAGATGCCTCAAAGAAGAATTGGGTGGAGAAGTCAGGTCGATAGATGAGGTGCCTCTGCGAGTAGTTCCACACAGCGACTCACTTGGAGTTGAAATAGGACTGCAAGACGAACGCAATGCAAAAGATTTATAAACGGGCAAATCGATGGGAAGGGGAGCTGGCGGCGGAAAGCTATTGGACGTTTACAGGTGAAGCCAACCATACATAAATACGCATAAAGCACCTAGTCGAAACATCCGAGAGCTACCACGCCAGCGAACCTTAAAAATTATGGGCAAGAAGAAGACCAAGCAGCGGGTACCGAAATCCACATCACTTCGTCAGAAGACGAAAACCATGCAGGCGCACAACGCAGAGATGGCAGAATGGGCAAGAATACTGCTCTATCACGTAGTCGAGACTCACAAGCGATGTGCCGAACTCTACGAAGCCGCCAAGGGCATCAAGGTAACTCCACTCGCCTTCAGGGTACAACGTGAGATGAAAGATATTTGTGTGGTCTTGGGGCCATACGCGAAAGACGTAATCGAAATGGGCAAAGGAGGAATATCAGATGCCAGTGGAACCGAGACTGATGGGAACGAAGATTCGGCAGACTGAGGCCGCAACGGGGAAGATCGCCATAAACGACAAGGGCACTCCTGTAGACGGTGGAGGCTGGGATAACGAACCGGACGGATGGGCAAAAGCGAATCGTCAGGCTGGACACATGAATCCAGCGAAGAGAACATAGGCCAATGACTTACGCGGCATATACGGGCATTCTGGATTTTGATAAACTGGGGTACTTTTTCTGAATGACCTACGACCCCACAGCACTAGGAGCAATCCCGACCTACAAGCCGGAACTCACTCCCCTCATGTTCCATCAGAGCGACAAATTCGTTCGAGGAATCATGGGGCCAGTGGGAAGCAGTAAGTCGAGTAGCTGTGTAAACGAACTCCTGATGCGCTCATTCCAGCAGGAGCCTTGGAAGGACGGGGTACGGAGAACAAGGCACTGCATTATTCGCAGAACTTTTTCTGAACTTTTGACCACAACAATTAAGACATGGCAGGAGTGGTGTCCACAGGCCGTATGCCCCTTGACATTCTCACCTCCACCACAAGGCCACATGGTAGTAAACCTGCCCGATGGGACCACGGTAGACATGGAAGTCATATTCCTCGCACTCGATGACGAAGCCCATGTGGACAAGCTGAGATCACTGGAGCTTACGATGTGCTGGTTCAACGAAGTCAAAGAAATCATCAAGGTTCATATCGACATGGCAACGAGTCGTGTCAGACGTTATCCAAGCGAGAAAACTGGTGGGCCGACATTCACGGGAGTCATCATGGACACCAACCCGCCACACGATCAGCACTGGTATCATGAACTCGCAGAAGTAGAGTGTCCCGAAAACCACGAATTCTTCAAACAGCCACCAGGAGTCATCGAAGTTCCACGCAAAAGCGATTCCGAACCGATGATCTATATCCCGAACGACGGCACCCACGGCTTCCCACCAGCAGAGAACATCAAGAACCTGACAGGCGGATTTCTGTACTACATGGACCAGCTAGGCGGCAAATCCGAAGAATGGATACGGGTCAACCTCCAAGGATTATATGGCCGTGTGATGGCAGGTAAGCCCGTTTATCCCGAATACAGAGATGAGATACACGTAGGCCCGAAGGAAGGGCTCAAGGTCTACAGAGGTATCCCGCTCGTGGTAGGAATCGACTTGGGGTTACATCCGAGTGCGGCGTTCTGCCAGATGTCACCAAACGGGCAACTCAGGATAATCGATGAAGTCTGGGTAGATGACACCGGAGTACGCTCATTCGCTCGAGACGTCCTCAAGCCACTCATCACGAACAAGTACGCAGGGATGCAGATTACCTACGTTGCAGATCCAGCCGGCAACCAGAGAGGCGAGACAGAGGCCACCACAAGTCTTCAGGTGCTCGCGGAATGTGGAATACATGCTGAGATGGCATCCACCAACCTTTTCACCCCTAGACGCGAAGCAGTGGCGTATTACCTGCTCCAACTCAGAGACGGACAGCCGGGATTCAAGATCGATCCCAGATGTATCAGGGCAAGACAGGCGTTCAAGGGCGGATACTGCTATCGGATGATGCGCGGCTCAGATGGAGTCAACTACTCACCCCGTCCCGACAAGTACAACAAGTTCACCCACATCTCAGATGCAATTCAGTATGCAGCCCTCCTGTTCAAGGGTGGATATGTTGCAAACTCACCAAATGACGAACTTCAAGGTTCTGTGCCCCACGCTCGCCTCATCGAAATAGTCAACCCCGCAGGGTGGACTTGAGCCGAATTCCCTCTCATCCTTGACAATCCCTTCTCAATGTGATACTATGTTGTGGTTGAAGTGGGAGAAATGCGTTTCACCCACAATATGTAGTGTAATTTAGGCAAAAGCCAGTGTTGGTCGCTCCTTCACTGGCGAATGTATTTTCGAGACGGGCCATGTGCGGCACATCGTACAAGGCCCGTCTTTTTGCCGTTTAAGGGGTCTTTGTATGGCTAGTCCAGTACTGAAACTTGCCGAAAACAACACGGGCGATGCCGGAAGTCTCATTCACGTAGCCAACAACGCACAAATTGAAGAACGCGAGCGATTGAAGCGCGAAGCCGCCGCCGCACAGAACACTTTACCCGTTTCCGCACTCAGCAGTCATCTTTCGGGCATATTCAACGCCAATCAGCAGTATCGTGAACGCTCAGGGGTCGATGCACAGATGATCGCGTCCCTCTACCAGCGAAATAACGAGTATGACTCCAACAAAATCACCGAAATCCTGCGTCAGGGCGGCACAGACGTCTTTATGGGGCTTACTGGAGTCAAATGCAGGGCCGCAGAGGCGTGGTTGACCGATGTAATGGCCTCAGACCGTAAGAAATCGTGGTCACTCTCCCCTACTCCCATCCCAGACCTTGATGAAGAGACTACGAATCAGGTCATCCAGAAAACCATGATGACGTGGCAGCAATCCATGCAGGACCACGGACAAGGCGTAGGAGCCGAGGGCATGGGGCCAAAAGACGTTGCCGGAAGCGCACACCAGCTCCGTGAACAGATGCTCGAAGCCATGCAGGACGAAGCAGAGCAAAAAGCCGATGCTATGGAAGTCAAGATAGCCGATCAGTTCATAGATGGTGGCTGGTACAACGAATTTGACGATTTCATCACCGATGTAACCACGCTCAAGGCCGGAATCATGAAGGGCCCCGTCATGGAGCGCAAACAGCGACTTGAGTGGAAGAAGTCAGCATTTGGCGGGAAGGTTCCGAAACCAGTATGGGACACCATTCAGGTCTATAAGCGCGTGAATCCCTTGGATATGTACCCCTCAGACGGCTCTATCAAGATCAATGACGGCTCACTGGTAGAGAGAATCCGGTATTCCCGTAAGAGTCTGAGAGCCATGCGCGGCATCAAGGGCTACGACAAGGGCGCAATTGACCTCGTATTACAGCGATACGGCAAGGGCGGGCTCAGGATGCACCTGAACATCGATCAGATGCGGGCAGATATTGAGGATAAAAGCACACTCGACTTCTACAAGGACTTCATTGAAGGCAAAGAGTACTGGTGCAGTGTATTCGGGCAACTCCTACTCGACAGAGGCATCTTCCGGACTCCTGACAACAAGCCCGTAGTGGCCGAAGAGGAATACGAGATCAACGCCATCCAGATCGGCTCATTCCTCGTCTACGTCGATTTCAACCCTGATCCACTAGGCCGCAGACCTTACGCCAAGACAGGCTGGGGCAAGGTTCCCGGGTCATGGTGGTACAAGGGCATCCCAGAGCTTATGAGAGACCTGCAGGGCATCTGTAACGCCTCAGTGCGAGCATTGGTCAACAACTTGGGTATCGCCTCCGGACCACAGGTGATCATAAACGACATCAACTCAATTGCCCCTGGTGAGAAAGTCACATCCATGTATCCGTGGAAAATCTGGCAGTGCGTTCGGAAGATGCAGATGCAGGGTAAGCAGATCGACTTCTTCCAGCCAAAATCCAATGCCAACGAGCTACTCGCCATCTACGACTTCTTCGCCAAGCTGGCAGACGACTATACAGGCATCCCAGCGTACTCCTATGGCAACGATAAGGTGGCAGGCGCAGGGCGCACAATGGGTGGTTTAGCCATGCTGATGAGCAACGCATCCCGTGGTCTCAAGAAAGTAATCAGCCGAATTGACCAAGACATCATAGCCGACAGGGTAGGCGCTCAGTACGACTGGAACATGCAATTTGATCCCGATCAGGCCATCAAGGGTGATGTAGAGATCGTCGTCGGAGGCACCTTGGCAGTCCTGCAGCAGGAACAGCTTGCCGCACAGCGCATGGAATACATTCAGACCATAGGCGCGAATCCACTTGCTCAGAGGATCATGGGGATCGAGGGCTACGCTAATTTGCTCAGATCCACGCAGGGAGTTCTCCAGTTGGAAGACGACATCATTCCGAACAAGGAGAAGATGAAGGCAGTAATAGAGCGCATGAAGGCGGAAGACGCCGCCGCCGCGCAGGCTCAACAGCAACAACAGGCACAAAAAGTAGCGGCTTAACGGCCAAAAGAAGAGGAATATGAAGACAGGCAGACTTGCAATAGTAGTCATAGGGATGCTGATGGTGGCCGGCATGGCTTTCGGAGCGCCTTACGAAGAGTTGGAACTGAACCGCGTTTATGGTGATCCAGTATTTGAAGATAGACTCACTGTCCAAGGTGCGTTAGTGGCCTGCGACGGCCTTACGGTCAGTAATGGCATCACAAGTGCCAGCACTGATGGTGGCACAGGTGTTGTTTCCACGGCTGTAGCGACAAGCTCAGATGTTGGCAATCTCCGTCAGACCACAATCACGGTTGATGATCTCGCTGTTCCGATTGGATTTGGTGGAACGGGAACGAATCATGTCGGTGGCGCAAAGGTATTTGTGTTCCCTGAAGGACGAATTCTGGTACACGGCATAACGGTTGCAAACGTCACGATGGCGACCAACACCGCTATCACCGCCGCTGAAGGTGGAGATTACTCCTGCGGAACGACCATCGGCGTAACAACCGGTCTAGTCACAACGGCTGTCAATCTGTGTCCGAAGACGAGCATTGATCCTTGGACCAACATTGTCAGCGCATCTTTGGCATCCTCGGCTCAGTTCGATGGAACCAGCACTGCCGTTGAGATGTACTACAACCTCGAAGTTGATACTGGTGATCTTACGGCCCCTTCAACGGCTTACGTTGACTCGGCTACGTTTGTAATCAGTTGGACACCGCTTGGCGATTACTAAGAAATATGATCCCTCTCACACAAAGACGTTCGACGCTGGAGGCAGTCGCAAGGCTTGCCTCCAGTCCGGACGGTGTGGAGCTTCTCAAATGGCTTGAGGAGTGCAGGGAAGATCAGCGAGACCAGAACGAAGACGCGAACGGAAATGAAGTGTATCGGGGGTTAGGTAAATCGAAGAACCTGACCGAATTAGTTACGGAACTCAGGGATGCGAAGGACACGTTGCTGAAAGTTAAGACTAGCGAAGCCGAAGAGGCAACTAGATTGGCACAGCAAGGTTCAGTAGCACCCCTGACGGGTTGAACAACGGGCAAAGTCGGGTACCGGGAAGTAGCCGACGATAAAGGAGATGGACGAGATGACAGTTGAACTTATAGATGGAAATGAAGTGCCGGCAGCAGTAGTTGCGGCGAATGCAGAAGCAGAACGACTTCAGGCTGAGATGGATGCTCAGGCGGGCGGGATAGTTCCTGATCCGATGGCGGCTCCAGCAGTAGCAGATGGTGGAGTTGTTGCTCCCGCTCCTGTAGTGGCTGCGGTTGCACCAGTAGAACCGGCTCCTGCAACTCAGGTACCACCGATTCGGAGTCTGCGCGACTTGGTAGCGGCAGAAACACCAATACCAGCACAGGGCAGTCATATAGTTGCACCAGCACCTATCGTGGCTCCTGTAGCGCCAGTGGCCCCCGTAGCGGCACCGGTAGCTCCGGTAGTAGATGAATCCGCACGGCTCAGGGCTGAGAATCAGATTCTACAGCAGAAACACGACACACTCATGGGCAAATACAACTCTGAAGTTCCCACAATGGCAACACAGCTTCGTGAGATACAGGCACTCGCAGAAGGACAGCAGAAGCAGTTGACCGAACTCGCTAATGCCGCACAGAGGCCCATTGAACCCGTCTGGAAGGGCGCACTAACTACTGAAGAGCAGGCAGAGTACACCACACAGGCAGAAGCACTCGGAACATCAGGTAGAGCGGCTTTGGCAGTAGCAGAGGCTACAAGGCAGAAAGACCTTGAAGAAGCCCAGAAGGCGCGTGATGGATTTGACCAAAGGCTCAAGGAGATGATGCAGGTTCAGCAGGCATCACAGGCACAGAACGCTAACGACAGGTTCTGGGCTTCAGTAGACGCCTCGTGCCCGAACGCTTCGATGCTGAATGTATCACCTGAATTCATCCAGTTCATGAATGGCACAGATCCAGTCACGGGGCTGACCTACATGCAGAGAGGCCAAGCGGCAATGGCTGACGAGAACATACAGGCTACCGTGAAACTGTTTGAGGAATTCAAGCAGGCATCAGGGTTTGGACACGACCCGCAGGCAAGTATCGAATCTCAAGTAAGACCGGATTCCGCTCCCGGTACAGGCGCAGAAGGACCAGTGAACGCACAACCGGTACAGCCCGTTTATCGTTCACAGATCAAGGCTTTCCTCAAGGAAGTAGCCTCTGGTGAATATGCACCTGACCCAGAACGGCATCCAGTGGCGCAGAAGATAATGGCAGTAATAGACAACGCCCAAATGGCAGGACAAGTCATCGAAGACGTCTAAATGACGTATCGGTAACAGTTTGTCAGACAAAGGCAAAAACGCACACAAGGAGGTATAGGAAATGGCCTACCCAACCGCAGCAGGTATAAGGGACATCGCGGCCAGCACCATGCGCTATGTGCCGGAGATATGGTCAGGAAAGCTTCTGATCAAATTCTACGCACGAACCGTATGTGGCGCGATATGCAACACAGACTACGAAGGTGAGATCAAAGATCAGGGGAACACGGTACATATCCGTGCAACACCGACGATCACGATCCGCGATCATACCAAGGGACAGGCCCTTGTGTATGAACAGCCTTTGGCAACTCCGGTCGATCTTCTGATTGATAAGGGCAAGAGCTGGGCATTCTCGACCAACAAGGTCGATGAAGCACAGACGGACATCAAATCGTACACAGAGAAGTGGACGGAAACGGCATCTAAGGACCTCAAGGTCGCCGTGGATACCGATGTTCTGGGCAATGTCTACTCAGACGCCCACGCCTCAAATCAGGGTGCAACCGCTGGTGCTATCTCCGGCAACATCGATCTCGGTGTTGACGCAGGTACTTCGGTCTCGCTC